AGTCTCAGATACGTTATGGAGCAGCGTTTCAAACTGATCTAGTCACATTTATTATTCCAACTTTAAATAAAGTAATGGAAGATTGTCCGCAAAGGCAGCAAGGCAAATTCAACAGATCAAGATCAACAATAGAATTCACTAATGGTTCAATCATAAAATTTGTAGGAATTGATAAAAACCCAAATGGATTAAGAGGAAGCACACTGGATCTTATTATTCTTGATGAGGTCGGTTTCACCAGTAATCTTGATTACATTTATAAATCAATTATTATTCCAGCAACAACACATAGGCCTAACGCTAAAGTGATCATGATATCTACACCGCCGTCAACTCCAGCACATGACTTTTGTGACTATGTCGAGAAAGCAAAACTAGAGGGCGGCTACGGTGAGTTTAATACTTACGCGAATCCATTGATAGATGTGATCACTATTACAAGATTGATGAGAGAATCAGGCGGTGAATTTTCTACGACGTGGTTAAGAGAATATATGTGCCAATTCGTGGTAGATTCTAATCTGTGTTTAATACCAGAATGGAAGGACGAGTATGTTCAAGCACCTATTCTTGGAGAGTTATATCAGTTTTATCACAGATACGTCGGCATGGATCTGGGACGTAAAGATCATACAGCTTTATGCTTTGGTTATTATGATTTTCGTAATGCTACACTTTTTATACAAGATGAAATGACTATGCAGGGCGACAAGTGGACAACAGAGACACTAGTTGAGGACCTAAGAGAAAAAGAGAAATTAATCTGGAATGAATCTCCAGTAGAGAGAAGAATATCTGATAACAATAATCCACATTTAATAATTGATCTTGCACATCTTCATGGAATCAACTTTATCGAGACATCTAAAGAGTCACTAGAGGCCATGATAAATGAAGTGAGGATTTTAGTAGGTGCCGGGCGAATCATTGTTGACCCAAAGTGCCATCAACTTATTGGATGCTTAAAGTTTGGAGTATGGGACGAGAAAAGAGATAAGTTTTCACGCTCAAAAGTTTACGGCCATTTTGATATGCTTGCGGCCCTTGTGTATTTAGTGAGAAATCTAAACAAGAACACAAATCCAATTCCAGTAAACTACGGGTTTGAGGAGCACAGGAGTTGGATAAATAATCAAGGCACAAATGTAAGCCAAAATGCTAAAATTATAGGTAGTATATTTAAAGTGAAGCGATAGTAAACCATCTCAAAGAATTAAATTTACTGCACTGCTCTTTCACATAATTAAAAACAGTCTTTTTGAAAACCGATCCCTCAGTAGTTAAGTACCTTCTCCCCATCCGATTAGTTGGATAGCAGTTATTAAAACTTAATGCCTTGCATGGGATTGAAAAGGTGTACATAATAAATCTTAACAATTTTTCCAAGGGGAATCTATGAAGAAAAAAGCTAAGAAGCCAGTTAAGAAAGGCAAGAAGTGCTAAAACTTTAGGCCTAAAAAAATAGGCCTATTGTTATTTCAAACACAACGGTTTATTATAACAAAATAAGACCATAACCAGGGACACAACTACCATTAAGGCGTTGTGATAGGAGCGCATCTTATGTCAGACGATCAATCATCTATTATACCGGAAGATTTAAAAGCAAAGATATCAGCACTAAAAGCACTAAACATTTTAGCGCAACTAATCGGTAGAGATGGAAAATTTTCCTACGAGCTTAGTGAAGTAATCAAAGTTTCCCTAGCATTTATCAATTCAGTACATTTAGATTTATTTCATGAGACTTTAAAGCATCCTCAGAAGGATTTAATTGAGGATCTTAGAAATTATAAACCAGGGGATAGTCATGAGCAAAAAAGTAGTGAGACGAGCAGCAGCGTATCCAGTAAATAAAAATCCAACATTAGAGTTTTTTCAAAGAGAGGTCATTTTTAACAGTGCGAAGCCTCACGCATTTACGACTAAGCTTGATCAAGGTGATGCGCCGGAACTTACGGCAGTTGGAGTTGCTAAGCTAGACCCAATGGACCGTAATAGTTGGTTCAGATACGTTGTTAAATTTAAAGGGACAGAAGTAACAGGCATGGCCATTACGGAATTAGATGCCCAAGCAATTGCTGTGGAAGCGGCAAAAGAGGCGTTCGTTTTTAACTTTCTTGACGCGGACAGAATATGAATGCAATGGAAATAGTTGGAACGATTGCCCTTTTTTGGATTTTAGGTGTTTCGACGTGGCTTCTCATGAAGAAAAGAGAAGAGCAGGAAGCTTCAAAAATGAAACAGCATTACACGCTTCAGTTAAATGAAATGCTTTTGACTCTTCAGAAACTTGAGAGAGATGGAATTGAATACGCAAAGATTGCTGACGATGCTAAGAAGATATTAAATGCCACAAGTATTGCTACGGCATTTGTTCCTAGAAATAAAAGATCCAGCGAAACTATTTTGTGACGCTCCAAGAACTAGTCAATCAAGCATGCAAAGTAAGCAGTGACTTTGATAAGCGCATTAGCTACCGATTAAATAAAAGAAAAAAACAACCCGACAGAGAATGGCTACTGGCACATCTGATAGATATATTGGGAAGCGACTATGTCAAAGAGGCAATGCAAGACCACATCGCAAAACAGGACGTTGAAAATTAAAGAAAAAAAACCAACCGTCATAAAAAAAGGTAAGGCCACAAATTCAGAAATGGAAGCTAGAATAAAAACAGTTATCCAAATGAAACTCCAGGGATACGCAAGGCCTGACATCCTAGAATATGCTAAGAATACATGGAATATTGAGACAAGTACGACAGACATAGTTACAACTCGGGCAACTGAGCGAATGACTGAAATAAACAATATCGACATTAAAGAAACAATCGCTGCCATTATGCACAACCTATGGCTGCAGTACCGAGAGGCCAGTAAGAAGAAAAATGGCAGTCTCTGTTTGCTCATCATAAAAGAAATTGCCAGAATTAAAGGTATTGATCAACTGACTATAAATCACGTGATCGAAGACAGGCGAGAATTGCAAAACTTAAGTGATGAAGACCTAGATCGCCTCATAGAAGATGATGACAACAACTAACAAANATAAGGCCATCTATGAGAAATGGATCAGGGGCAATCTNGAATGGAAGATGCATCAAGCGCAAAANGAAATCAATAAAAAATATAAGGAATCAACAGGCACTCTTTTTGTTGGAAATTGCGCCAGGCAATGGGGCAAAAGNTNNTGGGCCATATGNAAGGCAGTTGAATATGCAATTGCTAATCCAAAGTCTCAGATTCGCTATGGAGCAGCGTTTCAAACTGATCTAGTCACATTTATTATTCCAACTTTAAATAAAGTCATGGAAGATTGTCCGCAAAGACAGCAAGGCAAATTTAACAGATCAAGATCAACAATAGAATTCACTAATGGTTCAATCATAAAGTTTGTAGGAATTGATAAGAACCCAAATGGATTAAGAGGAAGCACACTAGATCTTATCATTCTTGATGAAGTTGGATTCACTAGTAATCTTGATTACATTTATAAATCAATTATTATTCCGGCAACAACACATAGGCCCAACGCTAAAGTGATTATGATATCTACACCACCATCAACTCCAGCACATGACTTTTGTGACTACGTAGAAAAGGCAAAACTAGAGGGCGGCTATGGTGAATTTAATATTTACGCGAATCCATTAATAGATGAGATTACTATTGCAAGGCTGATGAGAGAATCAGGCGGTGAATTTTCTACGACGTGGCTAAGAGAATATATGTGCCAATTCGTGGTAGATTCTAATCTGTGTTTAATACCAGAATGGAAGGACGAGTATGTTCAAACACCTATTCTTGGAGAGTTATACCAGTTTTATCACAGATACGTCGGCATGGATCTTGGACGTAAAGATCATACAGCTTTGTGCTTTGGGTATTATGATTTTCGTAATGCTACACTTTTTATCCAAGATGAAATGACTATGCAGGGCGACAAGTGGACAACAGAGACACTGGTTGAGGATTTAAAAGAAAAAGAGAAATCAATCTGGAATGAATCTCCAGTGGAGAGAAGAATATCTGATAACAATAATCCACATTTAATAATTGATCTTGCACATCTTCATGGAATCAACTTTATTGAAACATCTAAGGAATCATTAGAGGCCATGATAAATGAAGTGAGGATTTTAGTAGGAGCCGGACGAATCATTGTTGATCCAAAGTGCCATCAACTTATTGGATGCTTAAAGTTTGGAGTATGGGACGAGAAAAGAGATAAGTTTTCACGCTCAAAAGTTTACGGCCATTTCGATATGCTCGCGGCCCTTGTATATTTAGTGAGAAATCTAAATAAGAACACGAATCCAATTCCAGTAAACTACGGCTTTGAGACGCACAAGAGCTGGATAAACAATCCAGGCACAAATGTAAGCCAAAATGCTAAAACTATGGGTAGTATATTTAAAGTGAAACGATAGTAAACCATCTCAAAGAAGGAATTTATGGGAAGCGATAAGTATGACGTTTATTGGGCATCAGCTCCGTCCAATGAAATTGCTGATAGAATTTTGCAAAAAGTAGATGATTATTATGAGTATCTTACATTTTCAGGACGACTAGATTTATGGCTTAAATCTTACCGATATTACTATAGAGCACTAGTGACTGGCGGCGGCCTTCAGGCAACAGGATCACAAGGAGAGTTAACCTCATTTAGTGTAAATGAGTACAGAAACATTCTACTTCATCTTGAAACTTTAACACTTCAGCAAAGATTATATTTTGAACCTAGGGCAATCAACAGTGATGTGAAAAGTCAGTCACAAACAATTCTCGCATCCGGTTTGCTCGACTATTACATGAAAGAGAAACAACTAGAGAGTCACATTAAACAAGCGGTAAAGGATTCACTTATATTCTCAGAAGGCTTTGTGCGTGTTGAGTGGGATGCAAAAGGCGGTAAAGTTTATGGCAAGACAGAAAGTGGCGCTGATATAATGGAAGGCGATATTAAGTACACTAATTATAATCCGCTAGATGTGATTAGAGACTTTTCTAAAAAATCCCCAAGAGATGAGAGATGGAAAATTGTCAGGGACTTTGAAAATAAGTATGACTTAGCTGCAATATTTCCCTCACTTAAAGAGGATATTCTTTCAGATTCTAATGATGATTTAATGATTCGCACTACTACAATTAACCCACATTCATTATTTGAAAGTGATAACGTAACAGTGTTTCATTTACTACACGATCCAACACCGTCAATGCCCCAAGGCAGATACGTTAAATGCTTAAACAATAATACAGTACTTATGGATGGCCCTTTGCCTTATTCTAGATCACACATTTATAGAATCTCTTCTGACGATGAGACCGGAACTATATTTGGCTATACTGTGGGCTTTGACATGATGCCTATTCAGCAAGCGATGGACATCCTTGATTCAACAATTATTACTAATCAATCCGCTAACGGTGTTCAAAACATTGCAATCCCTAAGGGTGCTGATATTTCAGTATCTCAAATAGCAGAGGGCATGAACGCAATTGAGTATGATTCAAAAATGGGTAAGCCAGAAGCACTGCAGTTAACAAACACTGCTCCGGAAATATTTAATTATAGAGAAAAACAAAGTGGTTACTATCAAACGATATCAGGAATAAATTCTGTAGTTCGTGGTAATCCAGAGGCATCACTTAAATCAGGCGCAGCACTTGCATTGATTCAAGCTCAAGCGATTCAGTTTACTATGCCGCTACAGGAATCTTACTCACGCTTCGCTAGTGATATCGGAACAGCAACTATTGATATTGCTAAAGTTTACGCATCGGTTCCCAGAAATGCTTTAATAGCTGGTAAATCAAACAGATCACTAATGAAATCATTTACTGGTAACGATCTAGATGGAATTGAAAGGGTAACAGTAGATTTAGGTAATCCGTTAACAAGAACAACTGCGGGTAAAGTAAATCTAGCGGATTCATTGATGGAAAAAGGTCTTATCAAGAATTCAGATCAATACATCACCGTTCTTAATACAGGCCGTCTTGATCCAGCAATTGAGGGAACCCAAGCTCAAACGTTACTCATTAAAGCAGAGAATGAATCATTGTCAGACGGGCAGCCACAAAGAGCGCTACTAACAGATGATCATCCTAAGCATATGCTGGAGCATCAAACAGTTTTAGCGAGTTTGGATTTAAGACAAAATCCAAATGATCCTTTGGTTATTAATACGCTTAATCATATTCAAGAGCACATGGATATTTGGAAGAATATGGATCCAGCTTTATTCGCTGCACTCCATCCGACAAGTATGGCGCCGCCAGTTCCGCCACCTATGCCGCCCGGGGCTATGGGCGAGCAATTAAATCCACAAGAAGCAGTGATGACTGAAGCAGGAGATGTGAATCTACCAAGCATGCCGACTGATCCAACGACAGGCGAGATGGCAGAAGTTCCGGTACTTACTTGATAAGAAATTATCAAGATGATGATTACGAAATGGTCATGAGCTGGTTCGATGCAAGAAACATGAGGCGTGTACATCCCAAAGTATTATCGCCCCATGGATTTATTATTCCAAACGTGTGCGCACTATGGATGTATCCGACGGAGAGTGATTTTATTTATTTGGAGAATTTAATCAGCAATCCAGATGCTATAAGGAAAGCTGAAAGCGTTTCAAGTTTGATTGATACTGCCATTAAATGGGCGCTAGAAATGGACTACAAGTTTATGTTATCAGTAACCGATAATCCAAGTGTTATAAAAAAAGCAATAATTAAAGGGGCAAAGATGACATCAAGCCAAACACTAATTACATTTCAACTTAAATAGGCCAATGACGGCCTGTAAAACTATCTCCAATGGAGACGTAACAAAAGGAATTACATGAGCGACGCAACAACTGCTATCACTACACCAACAGAAGCTCCGCCAAAACAAACTCTCAGAGGACCAGTAATTACAAACACTCCGAAAGGTGAACCGGCTGCTCCGGTGGACATGGCAAACATTGCAACAAATGCTTTGAACGCTAGAGGGTACGAGAAGAAAACAGAAGAACCAATCGAAGAAAATGGAGAGATGACTAAAGCCGAGGCCAAGGAAGAGATTCGTAGATATAAAGTAAAAATAAATGGTGAAGAACATGACGTTGATGAGAATGAATTAAAGCGTGGCTACTCCCACCAGAAAGCAGCGAATAAAGAAATGCAAGCAGCAAAGGCACTGCAGAAACAAGCAATGGGAATTCTTGAGCAATTAAAAGATGAAGGTACTTTATTTCAAGTGATGAAACAACTAGGACATGATCCTAGAGGCCTATCAGAAAAGTATCTCTCTGAAATTATCAAAGATGAAATGCTAGATCCGAGAGACCGTGAGCTCAAAGAAGCAAAAAGAAAGATTCAAGAATATGAAGATTTCAAGACTAAAGAGAAGGCCGATGTAGAGGAAAGAAACGGCAAGGAGATGCAAAAAAGATTCTCAGAAGATTACACTAAGCAATTCACAGAAGCGCTTGATAAGTCTGAACTCCCGGTGACTAAAGAAACAATTTCAAGAATGGCACATTACATTAAGTTGGCAGCAGAATTAGATAACTACGCAATGACGGCAGATGAGGCGTCAAAGTTAGTTCAAGATGATTACACTAAAAAGTATCGTTCAGTAATTGCTAATGCTGATGGTGAACAATTGATGAAATTACTCGGGGATGACATTGCTAGTAAAGTAAGAAAATGGGACACATCTAGGGTTAAAGATCCTAACCAGTTTATTAAAACCCCAGAGAAACAGGGTGAGAAAAGCGAGCGAAAAACAAACAAGAGTGCAAAACCGACGAACACTTCTTGGCAAAACTACAACAGAAGTTAAAGGAAAATAATTACTGGACCGACAAGATAGTTGCAAAATAAGGAAAGTGTTATATTCTTTCCTTAGTGCAATCTTTATGCGAGCGAGTAATTAGGTTTTGACGTTTAACTATCTCAACCTAAGAATAAGCAAGCAAGACATTCTCAAATAAAGGCGCAAACGCTACCTTGAAAGAGTGAGTCAAAAGTGATTTCAAAACTTTAACTTAACTAGAGTCATAGACTCTATACTTTCCAAGGAGCAATTAATGGCCGCTACTACTTCAGGTGATCTAAACTCATTATACAAAGTCGCATACCCAGCAGGTGTCGAAGATCTTATTCCACCTTCTGGAAAACTTATCGCACTTTTTGATTTCGTTCCAAGTGAATTACAAAATGGTAAGCAATACGAGCAGCCAGTCATTGTAACAAATGAGGCAGGATTTACTTATTCTCTAGACAGCCAGTTGGCTTACGATCTTAATGATTCTGTTGGAATGAACATGCAATCAGCAATCGTTCCAGGAGTTGATTTAATTCTCTCTTCGACTATTGGATATAATCAAGCAGCGCGAGCATCTCACTCAGCTACTTCATTTAAAACTGCTCTAAGTACAAAATTTGAAAACATGATGAAGTCTAGCGAGAAAAGACTAGAAATCGGAATGCTTTACGGTAACAAGAACATTGGTTCAGCAGTTACTCAAGCAGTAGTAATTGCTTCTTCGCTGCTCCCGATAGTTATTTCTACAGCATCATGGGCAACAGGAATTTGGGCGGCTTCAGAAAATGCTCAAGTAGTATTTTCAAGAGCGAGTAACAACGCCTCAGTTGATTCTTTGAGATCATTTACTGTCGCGAGAGTTGACGTGGATAATAAGACTGTATACTTTTCGGCCGGTATCCTAGGGACTGCCGGAACTCTTACAACTTTAGAAACTGCAATCGAAGCGTACGGATGTAATATCCATTTTTACGGTTCTGTTTCTGGATCAGACGCAACTTTTGCATACGCGGAGCAAGTTGGATTACAATATCAAATTCAAAATACAGGAACTAGTTTTGGAATTTCTGCTGCTTCTTACGATCTTTGGCAAGGTAACAACGTTGTAGTTAGTGGCCAGTTAACAATGGCAAAAGTTTTAAGTGTTATTTCAAAACAATGCCAGCGCGGCCTTGACGGTGAAGCGGTTCTTCTTTGTAACCCTGGAACATGGGCAGACCTTGCTTCTAACTTATCAGCTCTTCGTCGATTTGATGGAAGCTACTCTAAGAAAAAAGCCAGCAATGGTTCTGAAGAACTTGAATACATCGCAATGAATGGTTCTGTTAAAATAATTCCTTATAACATCGTTAAGGAAGGCGATTGCTTCATTGTACCTAAAGATAAAGTAATCAGAATTGGCGCAAGAGATCTTTCGTTCAAGGATCCAGTTAAAGCAAATGATGATATCTTTTTTACTCTTCCAACTAAAGCAGGCGTTGGCGTTCGTACATTTACGAATCAGCAAATATTTTTATCAGCTCCAGCTCAAGCAGCATTTATTTCTGGAATAGTTAACTCCATCTAAGGTTGGCCTTGTGGATATTTTAATTAATTAAGCTCTAGGGGGAAGTTAAACACTTCCCCTTTTTTAGTTTTAAAAAAAGGAATCTTATGTCCAACACATTTCAAACAATAGTCCTAGAGTCAGAGCAAACAACAGCTTCATTTTTATCTAATTGTAATTTAGCTCCATTGCAAATTCCTGCTTTGGCTGCCTTTGAAAATTACATTGGCGGAATTGTTGGTGGGAACTATCCAGCTAGAGTTACTTTTTACACTGGTTCAGAGAGGGCAACAGCAACAATTACGGTATCTGCTGGTGGTTCTGTTAATGATCAGACGATGACTATCTGTGGTGTTACATTTACCGGAAAGACTTCTGGTGCGGTAGGCGACCAATTTAACATTTCAGCAACCGCAGCAACACAAGCAGCGAGCATGGTTTTATTTATTAATGCATCAACAAGTCTTACGAATATTGTAACAGCAGCAAACGTTTTAGGGGTTGTAACATTATCAGCCGTTCTTCCAGGAGCAATGGGTAACGCTTTAGTTGTTGCAAACGTAAATCTTGCAAACGTAGTAGTTTCAAGCTTTGCTACCGTAAACACAGGAATCACAGGCACGACATTTGTTTCAAATTTGCTTTAGTTAAAAGGAAAGTCTCATGACTATTGCACTTACCATAAATGGGACCACATATAACTATCCAGAGACTGGAGATTTGTCATGGGGTCCGGATGCAACTGATTGGTCACTTGCGGTTACTAATGGAATGTTGCAAAAAGCAGGGGGACTATTCCAGCTTTTAGCGGAAGTTGATTTTGGAACTACTCACGGTGTTAAATCACTATACTATAAATCAAGAACTGCAAACGTTGCTGCTGCAGGGCAATTAAGACTAGCAAGGGCCGATGTTGTTAGCTGGAGAAATCAGGCAAACAGTGCGGATCTCTCACTGTCAGTAGATGCCTCTAACAACTTATTTTTTAATAGTGTTGCGCTAGTCTCTTTATTCACTGGCGTAACAGACACCAACTCAATTGATTTAACATTAACGGGAACTGTTTTAAGTTCAGACTTGAAACTTTCAGCAACTGCAGCAGGAGCTGGTAACTTTAATCTTTCAAACTCTATCAATTCCGACGGCCTTCAGACCCAGACATCTATCGCAACGACTTCACTTACTGGTGTTTTATCGAATACGGATTGGACTACATTTAATTCAAAATTAACTAGCGTTTTAACAAGTGCTAATGTCTTTGTCGGTAATGTTTCAAACGTAGCGACCGGAGTAGCAATCTCAGGAGATATCTCAATTAATAATGCAGGCCTCACGGCAATAGCATCAGGAGTAATTGTAAATGCTGACATAAATGCGTCAGCAGGAATTGCAGTAAGTAAGCTTGCTACTTTAACCGCATCAAGAGCGGTAGTTTCTGATGGTTCTGGTTTTGTATCAGCAGCAACAACAACAGCGACAGAGATTGGCTTTGTTAACGGTGTTACAAGTGCAATCCAAACTCAACTAGATGCTAAATCCACTAATGTTCTTACTAGTGGAAGAATCTTTGTTGGAAACGTTTCAAACGTGGCGACAGCTGTTGCGATGAGTGGTGATATCGCAATTGATAATGCTGGAGCAACTTCCATAGCGGCAGGAGTTATATTAAATGCTGACGTTAACGCATCAGCAGCTATCGCAAGATCAAAACTTGGAGCTGGTACAAATAACTTTGTAGTAATTAATAGTGGAGCTGGAGCATTTTCAGAAGAAGCGACACTTGCAAAATCTCGCGGTGGTTCCGGTCAAGATAACAGCTCAATTACCTTTCCAGCATCGGGAACATTAGCAACGCTCGCTGGAGTTGAGGCACTCACAAATAAAGATTATCAAGGCGGGACAGCTTCCAATACGCTTAGGTTAACAATTCCAAATAATACAAAAGCAAATCTAGATGCACTAACTAGAAAAGAAGCTACCTTAGTTTACGCAACAGATGATGATCTTTTATATGTAGACAATGGAGCAAGTTTAGTTGCAGTAGGTTCTGGAACTAGTTCAAACATAAATTATATTACAAACGCAAGCGCAACGGATAACACAACTGGGTGGGCAACATACGCGGACGCTGCAGGTGTTGCGCCTGTTGATGGAACTGGTGGATCTCCAGACATAACATGGACCAGGACAACTACTTTACCACTAGCTGGTGTTGCATCTTTTCTACTCACGAAAGATGCAGCAAACAGACAAGGACAGGGAGCTTCTTTCGCATTCACTTCCAATAGTGACGATCAAGGACAGCCTGACTATATGTCTTGCTCATTTCAAACATCCGCAAATTATGTTGCCGGAGATGTCAGATTTTATTTAGTTGATGTAACAAACTCAGTAGTCATTGAGCCGATGAACGTTCAACTTCCATCAAATAGTAATTTCGGTAGACAAGTTTCTTATTTTCAATTACCGATAAATTCAACTTCATACAGATTATGTGTTCACGTCGCATCAGTCAGTGCACTTGCTTATACTATCAAATTTGATACTTTTTTCTTTGGCCCTCAAAGTTTATTTACAGGCGCAATGGTTAGTGATTGGTCATCATTTACTCCAACTGGTTCATGGTCAGCAAACACTACATACACGGGAAGACAAAGAAGAGTTGGTGATTCATTAGAAATGGACATTCAGATTACTTTATCTGGCGCACCAACGGCCGCAGCACTTACAGTAAATATGCCTGCAGGATTAACGATTGATGTCGCTAAGCTTGCAGCACCATCAAACTTACTACAAAGAATTGGACTAGTATCCTTGAGAGATGCAGGCACCGATACCTTTTCAGGCTTTGCACTTTTAGAATCCAACTATACATCGTTTTCTATTATGCGAGATGATGGTGACGGCACTGTCAGTGCAGTTACTCAAGTAGCACCTTACACCTTTGCTAACACTGATTATATTCAAATTAAAATAGCATTAATTCCGATAGTGGGCTGGTCCTCTGGTGTTCAATTAGCTAGTCAAGCAACGAATCAAATTGTCGCAACAAGAGCGATTAAAACAGCAACTCAGACAATAACAGTTAACCCAACTAAGGTTACATTTACAAGTGTTGCCACCGCCAATACCGGGTACGACACTACAACTTCATTCGACACTACAAACAGCCGATTCGTTGCACCAAATGCTGGATTTTATCAAGTGCGCATTGGATGTGTAGCGGCTGATTATAACGTTGCAGTCAATATGTCCGGTCTTATTTATATAAACGGAGCGGCTTACTTAAGGCAAGATTTTATCTCTGCCAATGTGGCAACTACTCGGACGAACTTGGTTACTGCAACATTGCAATTAGTGAGAGGTGACTTTGTAGAATTTTTTGCTGGAAGCACTGATACATCATTTGATGTTTCAGGAAATACTGGCACAAACGTTTTGCAATCATTTTTTGAGGTAAGCCAAATCCTTGGAAATCAAACCATCGGGATGGATGAAGTAGTAGCATGTTGTTATACAACAAACGCTGGTCAATCTTTTACAGATGGCGTGGATGCGGATGTAATTTATGAAGATAGGGTGTTTGATACACATAACGCCTACAACACTACTACTGGAGTCTATACAGTTCCCGCTGCTGGTGTTTACTTAACACAAGCCAAAATATCATTCGCTGCATCTTCCGGAACTTGGGGAATAGGGGAAGCAGGCAACATTTATATTTACGTTAATGGTGTTCTGTCCTCAAATGCTTTTCTTAGGATGGAAGCAACAGTGGCGGGAACATTTGTTGCAAATATACCGCCTACTTTTTACTCAGGTAGTTTTGCTAGAGGTGATTTAATTAAAGTTAATGCCGGACAGAATACAGCCTCAACACAAGCGCTATCAGTAAGCGGTTTTGTAAACATCGTTTCAATTCAAAGGATTAAATAATGTTTAAAGCATCAATTGCAAACAGAAAGCAGAATTTACTTTGGGAAGCTAAGTTTGAATCTCAAGAATTGGCGCAAGAGTGGTTGAATAAACAAATTGGCAAGCATTACAGAATGCCAGAGAGAGAGATTGGGATTTCAGTAGGAGAGTTTCAAGAATTAGACGCTAGTGAAATAAAAGAAGTGAAAGAAGATAGTGAAAATGGTAAAAAAAACATAGTTTTAAATGCTGAATTTAGCTATGAAATTATTGATTTAAATCTAGATGCTGAATATGTCAAAAATGAAACAATGCAAAAAAGAATAAAAGAATACCCATCGTTGAATGAAAAAGTAGATGCGCTACTTAGCTTAGCCGACGGAGATGATAGTGCAATCCTTTTAGTAAATAGTAAAATAAGAGCAATTAATCAAAAATATCCAATTATAGGTGAGGTAGTAAAATGAAATACAATTTGGTCGAGAAGACAGAAACAGTAAACGGTGCTGGTGGTCCTTTTTATACCGCACCGATAAAAATATCTTCGGTTGGTGGCGACTCCATTGCTTGCCAATGTAACATTGTAGTTGCTTCGTCTTCGGTTAAGACTTTTGCGGCAAGCGCAGTTGACATTGCAACGGACATTATTACTATACTGGCCCATGGCTTTACGACTGGCAGAGTTGGTCAAGTCTCCAATCCAGGGGCACTCCCTACGGGGCTCTCGGCATCGACAGATTATTTTGTAATTTATGTAAGTAGCGACACCATTAAGCTAGCAACGAGTTTAGCGAATGCTCAAGCAGGGACCGCGATTAATATTACAGCTCAAGGTTCAGGTACAAACACTTTTACACCTACTGCTCTTTCAGGAGCGTCTGTCACTCTTTACCAAAGCAACGATAATTTGACGTACATTGGCCTAGGATCTTCGCAAAATATTACTACCAATGGAACCCTGATGGTTGCTTATGATAGGCCATTAAGCGGTTGGATTATTCTTGGATACGTAACGACTGCCGGCCAATTAAACACTTCAGTTATCACAATAGTTAAGGGCGATAAAGTAATTTAAAGGAGTATTTTTGTATGGATGATTTGGCGCGAAAATTAAAAGGCATTAGCAGTTTAATGAATGAGTTGATTCAGGAGATGAAGCCTGGGGCAAAGGATTTAGACGGAATGTTGGGAAGAGTAGAGCCAGCAATAGAGGATAGCGGAATAAAGTCTATCGAGATTGAGGGTGAAATTCCAATGGAAGAAGAAGAAGAAATGGCTTTCGACATGGAAGAGGAAGATGAATCAAAAATGTCTCCGCTTAAGCGCCTCAAAAAGATGGGAATTAAATAATGGCATTGCCACAGCTTCCACAGTACGACACAGAAGAATTAATCATCATGATTAAGGAGTGCAGTGGGGTGCCTACTAGTCAGTTAACATATACCGATTCTGACTTCTGTCGACTTGCAACTAATAGAATGCAAAATATTGTAGTTCCAGAAATTATGTCAGTCAGGGAAGAATACTTCGTTGATTTCGAGGATTTCTCAGCACCAAGTAGTGGAATAATTGCTATCCCCTCTAAAGCAATTGGAGAAAAACTAAGATCAGTTTGCTATGTTTCTCAAACCAATCCACTTATATTAATTAATCTGCCACGTCTCACTCTTGATACAGTAGCGGGTGTACTCGCTGGTGGTTCAAGTTATTTTTCTGGATTCTATGTTCAAAATAATTCTATTTATCTGTATCCAAATACAAGTGTGACTGTTGGTTCAACAATCAGACTTTATTATTATAAAAGAGCTTTATCTCTAGCACCGCCATCAGCATATGGGCAAATCTCGTCCATCGATATTCCATCAGCAACAGTTGTCTTGAGTTATGTTCCTTCCACATGGGCAACAGGAACTAGATTGAATGCAGTTTCAAGTACTGCTGGTTTTGCAATAACAAGTTCACTTGCAACAATTGTAACCGTCTCTAGTCCGTCTGTTGTTTTGGATAGTGTTATTGGTTTGTCAGTCGGCGATTATTTAAGTGTTGAGGGATATTCAGCAATTCCACAAATACCAGTGGAAGCTCACGCGTACCTTGCTCAATTGACTGCAGCGAAAGCACTACAAGGTCTTGGCGATCGGGCCGCAATGGAAGCCGCTATGATAGATGCAGCTCAGATGCAAAAAAATATGTTCGTTATGATTGGAAGCAGAGTTGATGGATCTGGCAAAAAGATAGTTGCTGGTAATGGTGGGATCCGAGCGGCCTCTGGCATGAGGAATAACGGTTTTGGTGGAATTGGTAGAGGAGGATTGTAGCCAATGGCACAGCCTTTAAATCAAAAACTTGATCTAAAAATTAAAGGGCTTTTTACAAGTCCAAATAACTTTTCAGCAGTTCCAGTTGGTGCACTAAGTGTTGCTGATAATTTAGTAATCAATGCGCCCGACATTCTTGAATCAAGAAGAGGCCAGAAACAATATGGAACAGAGTTAACAATTGGCGCAGGCCAAATTGATAAGCAATTTAATTACGCTTCATCATTGATAGTTTCTTATAATAACAAACTTGCATATGATTCAGGCTCTGGAACTTGGGTGGATTACGCTGGAACATACGCACCGCCATCTTCTGCCTTTAAAATAAGATCCCTGGAAGCTTTAAGAAACTTTTATTTCACATCAAGTGTTGGTATTTATAAAATTGATAGTTTAACCTCACCGCCGAGAAAGGCCGGAGTGGTTGAGGCGTTATCCGGAACCGCTTCTTTAACTGGTGCTTCTGGTTATTTAGCTACTAATACAGCAGTGGCTTACAGATTAGTATGGGGCTATAAAGATGCGAATAATAATTTGCTGCTTGGCGCTCCTTCGCAGCGCCTGGTGGTTAGTAATAGTTCTGGTGGCGGCAGAGATGTTATTCTCACTTATTTAATTCCTTCGTCAATTACAACTGAATATTTCTATCAAATCTATCGCTCACCTGCTACATTATCAGCGGCTGATGAACCAAATGACGAATTGCAATTAGTAATTCAGGGCAATCCAACTGCCGCACAGATAACGGCCAAATCATTTGCGACAACTGATATCACTCCATTTTCTTTAATGAGGACGACACTTTACACGTCTCCTTCATTAGAGGGAATTAGAAACGCAAACTATGAACCGCCATTTGCAAAAGACATGGACGTTTTTAAGACCTCTGCTTTTTATGCAAACGTAACACAAAAACAAAGTCTATCGCTTGCAATTATTTCAGTGAACTCACCTTCACTCGGCTATTACACCGATGCGACTACAGGGACAAATTCAGGCACTCCTGATCTAACAACAATTTTATCAACTACTGATCTAAGAATAGGAATGCGCATTGTTGGTACTGGTGTTCCTACTAATACTTTTATTACTGCAATCCCTAGTGCAACGACAGTCACGATGAGTAAAAACGCTACGGCCACAGGAAGCGTGAGTATTGAATTTCAAGATAGATTTTCAATTGGCGGCGTTGATTACTTCGCTGCTGCTGCTGCAGATGTTGCGACAAACTCCTTTTTGGTTTATATCGCTGGAACTCCAGCGCAAAACATAAATGAAACCGCTTTAAATTTAATTCAAATCATCAATACTAGTGTTTCAAATACGACACTTTATGCTTATTATATTTCAGCACTTAATGATCTTCCTGGGCAGATGCTTTTTAAAGAACGCGCCTCTGGTGGCACTTCTTTTAGTGCGACTTCTACCTCAGGCAATTCTTTTTCTCCTATTTTACCTAGCGGTAAACTCATCGCTGGTAACACAATTGCTAGTGCAACTGTTGTTACTAGTACAGCTCACGGCCTTACTAGTGGGAATGTAATATTTATTTATAGTTCAAATTCTACGCCTTCTATTAATGGGCAATATACAGTCACCGTTTTATCGGCCAACACATTTTCAATTCCCGTAAATGTTACTGTTGCCGGAACCTCTGGTTACTGGATATTGAACGATGATATCGTGGTGTCTGACAATGATGCTCAACAAAATAGAGTATTCGTCTCTAAACCAGGGCAGGTGGAATCGGTACCACTTTATACTTATTACGATATCGGATCTGCAAACTTTGGAATTGATCGGGCCCTAGCATTAAGGGATGGAATATTTTTTTTCAAGCAAGATGGTATTTATAGATTATCAGGGGAATCCTTTGAATCCTTTACTGTATTGCTTGTGGACAATACTTCCTCTCTTATCTGCAACGAGTCTGCGGTCGCCTTTAATAATCAGATATTTTGTTTTACTGACCAAGGTATTTGCGCCGTAACTGATTCAGGAGTTGAGATTAAATCAATTCCGATCGAAACAGAGTTGCTGGAATTATCCAGCGAGCAATATACCAATTTTGCAACGGCCTCATTTGGTATTGGCTACGAATCAGCAAGACAATACATTTTCTTTACTGTGACAAAAACAACTGACACGTATGCAACACAAGCATTTGTTTTTAACTCGTTAACTAATACATGGACACGTTGGCCTATTGCTAGAACTTGCGGAATTGTTGGCACAACAGTCAATAAATTATTCTTAGGAAAAGCGGCAACTGGACAAGTTTTAATTGAGCGCAAAAGTTACACAAACGATGATTATGCCGATGAGCAATATGCAGTAACTATTGCGAGTGTTGACTCAACCGTGCAATTAACTTTAGTTAATGCAGCACTAGTGGCCGTTGACATGACTATAGTTCAAGGGTTCAGAAGAGCACTCGTTACTGCAAAGGTTGGTAATGTTTTAACAATTGTTGCAACTTCGGGCTTCACTGCCGCAGCCGCAATTGTGTACACACCAATAGATAATTTAGCTGAATTCATTCCAATCGATGTTGATAATCCAGGTTTGTTAAAACAATTTTCTGAAATATCTATTTTCTTTCGTAATGCTTCTTTCGTTAGTATCGATGCAACATTTAGCACGAATATTTCAGGTGCCACTAAATTAGTTGAAATATTAAATAAGTCAAATCAAGGTTGGGGAAATTTCAACTGGGGAGATACTGGATGGGGCGGCGCTCTCGGTGGTCAAGCAGTTTTAAGAACGTATGTACCCAGAGAACAACAATTAGGATCATGGATGGGATTATCATTAAGAACTAATGAATCATTCACTGGATTTAGTTTGCAAGGAATTTCTATTCTTTATAACATGACATCAAGCTGGATTAAATAATGAGATTGCCAGCATTAAAAAAGATTTTATTAGAGGATATCCCCGGAGCGCCTAGTTGGATTAGAGGAGTAATCTTTCCGATTAATTCTTTCATGGAAGCAGTTTATCAAGCTCTTAATAAAAACATTAGTGACGATCAAAACATAGCAGTGCAAATAAAAGAGATTAACTACATAACGACTTCTGCTTATCCGGTGATGAGCGATATTGAATTCGTAAGCGGCCTTAAAATAAAAGCGACAGGCCTTGTTGTTTTAGCAGCTTTTGATTCTGATACTTATGTTCCAGCTGCAGGTGCGGTGTACGCCCCATGGCAAGATGTTAACGGTACGATTACAATAGGAAGTATCACAGGTCTTTTAGCCTCAAAAAGTTACACAATACGTTTGCGAATAAGTTAAAGGAAAATCATGGCTTTTTACAATAATCAGGAAGATGAGAATGAACTACAAGATGGGCAGCCAGGTGCGCCTAGCGGACAAAGTGCTTCCCTTCAGGGCGGTGCTCCAGGAGCGCAATCTGGTGGCGGCAGTAGGCCTGATAATCCTGGTAACTTTGTTGGCATTACAGATTATTTAAAAGCGAATCAAAATCAAGCAGGAAAATTAGGTGATCAAGTTGGCGGTAAGATAACTAGCTCCATTAGTGATGCAAACACTGGTCTTAATAATGCTGGATCGCAATTTAATCAAGCAGCAAGCCAGGGAGTAATTCAAGGTTTGGGGACAGCTAGTCAAGATGCAACAGGTATAGTAAACAGAGCTGACACATCGGGGAAATTAAATGAAGGCGACGCTACTCGTTTTAATCAGATTAGTAATGCTAGTTACAGTGGGCCCAAGAATCTTGCAGACAAACAAGAAATCTATCAACCAGCGTTTAAGGCGTACAATGATGCCCAAAGGCTTGCTAGCTTGTCTGAAAATGAATCCGGATCACAAGAATTAGTAAAAGATTTTGCTAGTAAAGACAAGGGCTATACTAAGGGTGCAAATCGTCTTGATTCTTATATGTTAAACACACAAGACAATAGAAATAAATTATTAAGCGCAAGAGATAGCGCTAAAGATCTCTCTCCAAAATTGAAACAAACTGAAGATTCCGCTTCTGCCTTTGCAACTGGATTAAGTAATCAAACTAATCAAGCAAAGACAACTGCCAGAGATTTACTTGCTAGCACGTCAATGGCGCGAAGGGCGGCAACTGACGCTTCATTAAAAGAGCGAGAAACAAAATTAAATGAGGGCAATGCCTACACAAACCAGTTGGCTGCATTGCTTGGCGATCAGTCAGATGGTTTAAATCTTTCCTTAACACCGGAGCAAATGCAGTTGTTTGGCCTATCAGATGGGCAGCAGTTGTATAATGCATTAAGTAGAGATCCAAAATCCTTTCTTCCTGGACAAATGGTTTTTGATAAAAACACAGCAATAACAAAAGATGAGCAGTCAAAGCTCGCTGCTTTATCTGAACTTTCTTCACAGTCCGGTGGAAGCTTCGTGAACCCTTTCACACAAGCGGATCTTGCTGGTACAGGCAGCTCCGATGCTGACTACTCAAAAGTAAGAGGCAACTTAGCTAGTGCAATTGCAGACGGAAAAAAAGATTATGACTATTCATATAAAAATGACTTATTAAAAAGTGTACTCGGAATTACTAATCCAAGTAATCCAGGATATACACCGGAGCACGTGGAAAATGTTTTAATCCCTAGATTTAGAAACGCTGCAGGGAGTGCTGTCCGGCCATTGGCAGATAGTCACCAAAGAGCATTAGATAACTGGAAGAATTCAAGAAACAATAATATAAAAGTTTCTAAAAAATAGGAATAAAACATGAATAGTGGAAGTACTCCAACACCAGCAAATTATTTTGATGATTTAGCAACTCCAGGCATAGAGGAATTGAAACTCCAATTGGAAGAGCTAGTTTTACAAGGGACTATCAGTCCAGAAGAAGCTAGAACCTACATGCAAGAATCCTCTTCGATGAATAACATTAAGGAAGATCCTAATTTAAAAAAACAACAAATGGGCGCTTTAAGTGCGCTCGAAGAATTAGGCCAAGGCGGTTTAACCGATATGGATAGGGCCGATATTAATAGGGTTCAAACTCAATCGGACACAGCATCTCGCGGCAAAAGAGATGCGATAATGCAAAATGCGCAAGCAAGGGGCATGGGCGGTAGTGGGATGAGCATTATGGCGCAACTGCAAAATCAGCAGGACGCTGCTAGTAATCAATCGCAAAGAGACATGGATATTACAGCGCTTTCTAAAAACAGATCACTAGATGCTTTGATTCAAGGTGGAAACTTAGCTGGTAATATGCAGAATCAAAACTTTAATCAACAAGCTCAAGTCGCTGGTGCAAATGATGCAATTTCTAGATTTAATGCTCAGAATATGCAGAATCAAAACAACCTAAATGTTGGAAATAGAAATGCGGCGCAAGAGGCCAATCTTGCTAATAGGCAATCTATTGCAAATGCAAATGTTGGCACTCGTAATCAAGAACAGCAAAACAATAAAGGGCTTATTCAACAAAGATTTAATAATGAATTAAGTAAACGTGGAATGGCACAGGGCGCGGCCTCAGAGGCAGCGAAGATACAAGGTGCAAATAGTGCAGCACAGGCAAATGCAAATAACCAAAATATTGCTATGGGCGCAGGGATGGCAAGTGGTGGCCTTGGATATCTTGCAGCGCAAGAAGCTGCTAAGAAAAAACGCGATGGGGGTTATTAATGTTTTCAAAATATGAAGAAGAAGAAGAAAAGACTGTTCCTCTTATAAAAAACGAAATGGATCCTTCTGTAAAAGATTACTTAATGAAGAAAAATAACTTAGGTGATTATTCAGATCAAGCGCGACAAGGAGTGACTGAAGGTGCAGCTCCTAGTGGTCTTGATTTTTTAAGTTCAGCACTCGGAGCAATCAGTGCTGGTTTTGGCGGACGTGATCCGATGGCAGCACAACAAGCTGTTATGAGAGGGGCAAGTGAGAGAGGAGAACGAGATATAGCTAGTTTTGATAAAGGAAGAGCTAATCAAGTTCAGATGGTGAAAATGGATAGAGCTCTTGTTACTCAAGGGCGAGAAGATGAGAAATATGGCATTGAGCAAAAAGATATGATGGATGAAAGAGATGCAAGCTCTAAAATATCTATGGCGTACCAACAGCAATTAAAAAAGATGCAGCCAAACATGGACGTAAGTGGTATGTCTGCTTCCGACATAAAAGGGATAATGAATCCAGCGACTAAAGTATACGACATGGAGCAAAGGAAGATTGAGCAAGATCAAAACAGAATGGATAAACGATTTGAGCTTGGGCAAACGAGAGATTTAAAACGTAAGGAACTGGAAGCAGGATCAGGTAAAAAGGATTATCAAAATCTCCCAGAAGATAAGAAGAAAACAATTGAGACATTGTCGGTAAAGAACGCAAATAAATCATCAATCGTTAACCAAATTGATTCGTTTTCAAAGACCTGGGATGCGCTTCCAGATGATCAAAAAGTTGCCCAAGGCAGACAGCTATTAAAAACTTTGAATTCTTCAGAAGGGGCGGATGCAATTGGAACTGAAGAGGCGAATCGTCTTGGAGCTAAATTGGAGTTTGCGCTTGGCAATCTTACTAATAGTAATCCAATACAATTCGGAAGAGATTTGGATGGATTTAAAAAGCAAATGGATGACACTTCCTCAAGTCTTAAGGGCGGAATTAAATTAAATCAGCAAATAGTTGATAAGGCCTACGGAAGAGAGGTTGTGGATGATGATGCGCAAGCATTGGCGCGTAGGGATAGAATTAAAAAATTAAAAGAAGAGATGGGAAGGTAGTATGGCCTTAAATCCAAAAGAAGAATTAGAGCTTTTAGAATTAGAGGAAGAAGAATACCAGTACAATAAAAATAAAAATATTCCAAAAGATTTGCCAAATGTTTCAAAAATGGAATCCCTAGGCAGAGGTGCTTTGCAAGGATCAACTGCTGGTTTTTCAGATGAGATTGGCGGTGCTGTTCAAGGTGCAATGGATAAAGTTTCTGGAATGTTTGGCGGTGATTCCGTAACAGAAGTTAACAAAAAATTAGCAGATCAGGGCTTCACTGGAATGGGACCTACGGACACTTCTGGTCTGTATAGCGGCGCTAGAGACGAGAATAGAAAGGCCGATTTTGATGCAAAACAGGCCAATCCTAAAATGTTTATTGGTGGAGAATTAGCTGGCGTACTGGGCACTTCATTTATTCCAGGTCTTTCTGCTACTAAGGGGATGAGTGCCATCGAGGCGGCAAGTAAGGCGGCAGGAATGGGAGCACTCCAAAGTGCTGGTTCCACTACTAATAGTTTAAATTCAATTGAGGGTTTAAAAGATGCTGGCAAGGGCGCTTTAATTGGGGGAGTTGCCGGTGGTTTAGGTCAAGCGATGAGTAATAAGATTGCTTCGATTGGGGATGCAAAAAACGCATCAAATATGATTAAGAGACAAGCGGAGCTGCAATCGGCCAAGGCGCAAGGGCTTGAACGTGGAACGATGCGGAAAATAGGTGAGGACAGGGCCAGGGCAGTGGGGCGGCAAGGGTTAGATAATTTTGAAGAGCTTGGCGGTGATTCGGTTTTAGGTTCTGGTATTTTTGGCAACAATGCTGACGAGATGATTGATGCAAACCAGATATTAAAAAAAACAGCAATGGGAAAACGATCAGGCGTGTACGACTTAATAGATGAGGCAAATGCCTCTAATTTTAACCCAGGAAATGTTGCTCAGGATGTTGTTGATGAGGTGGGCCAATTTAATTGGAATAGTCCTTTAAATAAAGCAAAATTTGGGCAAATGGATGACAGCATAAATGCAATTACTCAGAGGGGTGGCGGAGATCTTTCAATGAAAGAAGCGCAAAACTTAATTGAGGAGCTTGCGCAGTCAGCTAAATTTGATGCTACAAGGGCAACTCCGGCCAATGATATGGCGCAAGGTATTTATAAAACAGTGCGAAACTCGATTAATGACTCCGCCGAAAATGCAGCAACAACGATGGGTAAACCTGGATTGAAAGATATACTCCAAAAATCTAACAAACAATTTTCTGTTGGAAAAGATGCTGACATTTTACATGGGAATAAATTAGCCAGAGGATTTAATAAGGACCTAGGTTTAACAGATATGATTGTGGCCTCTGGTAATCCGGTGTTGTTGCCTGGTAAAAAACTATGGGAGCGAACAGGCAATAGGTATATGGCCAAGAGTTTTGATAAGATAGGAGATATGGTAAATCAAAATCCAAATGCATTTGGGAAGTTTAGTGGAGTATTACAGCAAGCTACCCAGAGAGGCCCTCAGGCAGTAGCAGCAACACACTTTTTACTACAACAACAAGATCCAGAATACGTTGAACTATTGAAACAAATGCAAGGTGAGGAAAAATGATTTCATACGATAATACAACGACTGTCAACTTTACCGTGTCGGGGTCGACTTACTACTCTCCATCTTTTATCATCGACGGCACTACTACATATTCTTTCCAACTTGTTTATTCTGATGGAGTTGGGACGGTACAAGTTCAGCATTCGAATAATAAAATTAATTGGGCATCGCTTATCCCTGCCACTTCGTTGACAATATCCGGTTCTGATAATGCGATTTTTGATATCGCTGTCACTGGTGCTAAGTTTTCTAGACTCTTTTTTTCAAGCGGTGACGGTACGGTATGTGTACTTACTTTAAATGAAAAGGAATTGTAATGCCTCAATACGTAAGGTATCCGATCACTTCAATTTTAGCAAACTCAATTACGAACGCTATGTTGCAAGATTCAGTTGGCGGAATTTATAAAGGCAGTGGAACAGTACCAACTACCGTTACCGCCACCATCACCGATACACTTCTTTTCGCCACCGGATCAATCGGAGTTGGAATACTTCCAACGGCAAAACTTCACTTAAAAGCTGGTTCTGCAACGATAAACACTGCACCTTTAAAGCTGACAAGTGGAACTAATTTAACAACTGCCGAGTCTGGGGCAATTGAATTTGATGGAACGCAATTATATTTTTCACCGGCCGATACGGATAGAAATATATTGATCCAAAATTCTGCTGCCACCGCGTTTACAGTCGGATCAATCCCCTTTGCGACAACTTCGGGCTATTTAACTCAAGCGAACTCAAACTTATTTTACAATGGCGCGATGAATAAACTGGGGGTTGGTACTAATACTCCTATAACGAATTTAGACATCAGTGGAAATGTTCGATCACTCGGAATGCCAACATCTGTTTTAACGGGTTCTATTGATCCTGTCGCTTCTGTAACTGTAACGGGAATTAACACTCTCTTCACTAAAGAGATTGTTGT